TCTTACAACGATAGTTCAGTAACAGATATTAGTGGAACAGGAGCACCTGCTAATCCTAAATTTGTAAAAATATTTAAAAACCATGCTTTCTATGCAGGTATGTCTTCTACACCACAAAAAGTAATATTTTCTGCCCCATATGCAGAGGGAGAGTTTAGTGCTGCCAAAGGTGCAGGCTCTATATCTGTAACAGGTAATATAACAGGATTAAAAGTATTTAGAGAACAACTTTATATATTCTGCGATAACGCAATATTTAGATTGGTAGGAAACAGTATATCAGATTTTCAAATGCAACCAGTTACAACTAATGTAGGATGTATTGCACCACAAAGCATACAAGAGGTAGGTGGTGATATTATTTTTCTAGCTGCTGATGGTTTAAGAACTGTTGCAGGTACAGAAAAAATTGGTGATGTAGAGCTAGGTGTTATATCTAGACCTATACAAAGAAGATTTACAGAATTAAATTATAGCACTGTAGCAGATAAAATAAATTCTGTAGTTATAAAAGCTAAAACACAATATAGAATATTTTTTTCAGATCAAGGTGCTGAAGCAGATTGTAAGGGAATTATAGCTGTGTTTAAAGGTGATAAGTGGGAGTATTCCGATATAAGAGGAATAAAACCTAACTGTGCAGATAGTGGTTACATAAGTGATGTAGAAACTACAGTGCATGGTGGTTATGATGGTTACATATATAAACAAGAAACAGGAAGTACTTTTACAAACGCTTCTGATGATACAATAAGTATGGAAGCTAGATTTAAATCAGCACACTTAACTATGGGTGATCCTGGAATTAGAAAAAGGTTTCACAGAGTAATATTAAACTACAGACCAGAAGGTGAATTAAAAACTAACTTAGGTTTAGAGTATGATTTTGGTTCACAAGATGTACAAAACCCTAACAGTATACCATTTACAGAGGTTGCTGACTTAGCACTATACGGTTCATCAACATATGGCGGTTCAATATATGGTGGTGCAGAATTTATACTAATTAGACAACCTATAACAGGTTCAGGATTTGCAGTAGCAGTCCAATTTACAGAAAAACAAAATGAAACCTCAGCACCTTATTCATTAAGAGGTTTTAGTTTAGAATTTGCAGCAGCAGGTAGGAGATAAGCAATGGCAGGTTATTCAGCAAGACAATCAACCTTTACGACTGGAGATACTATTACAGCAGCTCATAGTAATAATGAGTTTAATGCTATATTAGCAGCTTTTCATGTAAGTACAGGTCATAAACATGATGGTAGCACAGCAGGTGATGGTGGTCCTATATCTACATTATTTAGTAATGCTATCAGTATGGGTACAGGTGCTGACACAGATATAGCAGTTACATTTAACGCTAACTCTAATGATGGTGTTATTACTTGGATGGAAGATGAAGATTACTTTCAGTTTTCTGATGATTTACTATTAAGCACCACAGAAAAAATACAATTTAGAGATACTGCAATATACATCAATTCTTCTGCTGATGGACAATTAGATTTAGTTGCTGATACAGAAATACAGATAGCTGCCACTACTGTAGACATAAATGGTAACGTAGATATATCAGGTTCTTTAACTTTAGGTGGCACTACAATAACTTCTACAGGTGCAGAACTTAACATACTTGACGGTGTTACAGCAACAGCCACAGAATTAAATATTTTAGATGGTGTAACTTCAACTACAGCAGAACTTAACATACTTGACGGTGTAACTTCTACTACTGCAGAACTTAATATATTAGATGGTGTTACGTCTACTGCAGCAGAATTAAATTTAGTTGACGGTATAACTCCAGGTACAGTTACAGCATCAAAAGCTATTATAGTTGACTCAAACAAAGATTTAACTGGTTTACGAAACTTAACTATTACAGGCGATCTTACTATATCTGGTGATGATCTTACTATGGCTACTAACACTGCAGGTCATTTACTTATTGCTGATGGTACAAATTATAATCCTACAGCAGTAGGAGATTTATCTGAAATATCAAGTGTTGCAAGTGATGATGTTTTATTAGCTGTAGATACTTCTGGCGGTGGTTTAAAGAAAATAACAAGAAGCACATTAGTTTCAGGTCTTGCTACATCTTCTGGCATAGCTAATCTTGCAGAAGATTCTACTCCACAATTAGGTGGCGATCTAGATGTAAATGGTAATGGTTTAGTTTCTACATCTAACGGTAACATAACTCTTACACCAAATGGTTCTGGCGTTGTAAGAATAGATGGTTCTAATGGTATTGATATGCAGTCAGGTTCTATATCAATTAAAAATTCTGGAACACAATCATATGTAAGATTTTATTGTGAATCTAGTAATGCACACTACGCACAGTTACAAGCTCCTGCACATGCTAATTTTGGTGGTAATATAACTTTAACTTTACCTGCAGCTACTGATACACTTGTAGGTAAAGCAACAACAGATACTTTAACAAATAAAACTCTTACAAGTGCTGTATTAAACACTGGGGTTTCAGGTACTGCTGTAGCTGACGAAGATGACATGTCTTCTAACTCAGCAACTAAACTTGCTACACAACAATCTATTAAAGCTTATGTAGATGCTCAAATTACTGCAGAAGATTTAGATATTACATCTGATAGTGGCACTATAGCTATTGATTTAGATTCTGAAACTTTAACTATAGCAGGTGGTACAGGTATTGATTCTAGTGCTACATCTAACACAGTTACATTAGCTATAGATAGTACTGTAGCTACATTGAGTGGTTCTCAAACATTAACAAACAAAACTATAGATGCAAGTCAACTCTCTGGTACAGTTGCAAATGCAAGATTAGACGCAGAATTACAAGCTATTGCAGGACTTACATCTGCTGCTGACAAAGGCATACAATTTACAGGTAGTGGAACTGCAGGTGTTTACGATTTAACCGCAGCAGGTAAAGCCTTACTAGATGACGCAGATGCCGCAGCTCAAAGAACAACATTAGGATTAGGAACTGCTGCAACTCAAGCTGTTGGAACATCTGCTAGTAATGTTGTACAATTAGACGGTTCTGCTAAACTACCTGCCGTAGACGGTTCGGCATTAACAAATTTACCTCCGTCAGGTGGTGTAGTAAGTTTAGTTGCAGATGGTAATATAGCTATCAGAAAACCAGTTATACTTACTGCAGCAGGTAAGGCAAAACAAATTGCTGAAACTACAACAGTAGCTTCTGATCCATCTACAAAACTAGCAGACCTAGACGGCTCAGATACTACCAATAGTACAGTTCATACAGAATACGAACCTACTTCTGGAAAGTTTGTTATGTTATATAAAGATACTTCTAATAGTAGTTATCCTACTATAGTAGCAGGAACATGGGATGACAATAACACAGGCTCTATAACATGGGGTACTCCAGAAGTTTTAAATTCTGCTGCAACAACAGGAGGTGGGTTAGCTCTTGCTGCAGGTAATGGTCGTATTCACGCTACATACCAATCAGGTTCTCCAGGGAGTGGTAATTTAAATTTAAGAACTGCTACAATAGGTTCTGATCTTACATTTAGCGGTTTTAGCACAGCAGTAGATACTTTTGGTGACGACCAATCAGGAACATATAGTGGTGCAGTACAACTAGCTTTTGATACAAGCACTAATTATTTAATAACAACATATACAGATGCTACAGATGGAACTGGTAGTTTTTATGCTATACCAATACATATTAATGGCACAACATACACTACAGGTAGTGCTTCTACAATACACTCAGGTGCACAAGCAGATTATAGAGTAGGTTTAGTTTTTGATCCAGATACTAATAGAACAATTCTAGCATATAAAGATAATTCTAATAGTGGATATACTACTGTTAATGTTATACAATCATCAGGAACTTCAGGCTCTCCTTCTTTAACTGTTGGTTCTGATGTTGTTGTAGATAGTAGTGGAGGCGGTACTACATCTTTAACTTATGATACTACAAATAATAAAGTATTTTTAACTTACGAACTTGGAGCAGACCCAGAAATATTTGGAGCTATAGGTACGGTAAATTCAGGAACTAACTCTATATCTTTTACAACTCCTGCTACTATTATAGATACAACTTCTAGTTATGAACATTTTGATACGGTTTATTTTGAAGATCAAAATAAAATATATTTTGTTTATAAAGATAGAGATGCAGGAGATGATTTAACTTATAAAATTATTACTCCAGGTGCTTCTTCATTTAGTGTAGGTAGTGCTGTAGAGGTATCTGAAAATCTACATAATATGAGACCAGGCAGTGCTTCTGCAGGTGTAGGTAAAGGTGTTTTGTTTGGTTTAGAAGATTATGGTGATAGCAGTAAAGTTGCCTATCTTAGTTTTTATAATGCTTCATCTACAGCATCAAATTTAGACAATGGAAACTATCTAGGTATAGCTGCTGAAGCAATATCTGATACTGCTACAGGTAAAATAAATGTTATTGGTGGTACAAGCACAGGACATTCTTCTCTTACTATTGGCAACCACTATTTTACAAATGGTGCAGGCACTATTGGTTTAGTAGGTAATACTACAGGAGAACAATATCTTGGTAGAGCTATATCAGCAACAGAAATACAATTATTAGAAAACGAAGGTTATCTATATGGTACAGCAGAAGGTGCAGTAACAGCAGGTAAACCTGTATTTGTTGAAGCAGATGGTGATTTTTTAATGCCAGTATCAACTACAACAACATATACTCATTCTGCAGGTACTGCTACTGAAATATTAGACGGAAATGTTTCACGAAATATATCTACTTGTTACGCTGCAAATGTAGATAGATTTGTTGTATTATCTGAAGATAGTAATGTATCAAAAGTAAAACTAGTAACTGTGGGTTCTGATAATGCTGTTGCAGTTGCAGCAACTGAAACAATAAACAGCACAGCTTATGCTCACGAACAAGGAATTATTGATTATGATGTAACTAATGAAAAAGTTTTATTAGTATATAAATCAGGAACAAACTCTAATGATTTAAGATGTAGAGTTTTAACAATAGGAGCAAGTTCAGTTTCAGCAGGAAGTGAAGTAATTATTGATGATTCTAACCATACAGGAACAGACATGAATCTTTGTTACGATACTACAAATAGTAAATTTGTTCTTTTTACTCGTGACCAATCTAACAGTAATTACCCAACAGCTTATGTAGGTTCTATATCAGGAACAACACCTAGTTTTGGTGCAGCACAAGTTGTTACATCATCAGCCGCAGGTGTTTGTTTAGATAATGCTTTTGGCGGTGATAAATTTTTATTTTCATACAGAGATGGAAGTAATGATTTAGCAATTAAAGCAGCAACCCTTTCAGGCACTACTTTAACTTTTGGAAGTGAATATGAACTTGATGACGAATACCCAAGCACTAACAACGGTTATCAAGACTCTATGTGCTATGTAGAACCTGCGGATTTATTTGCTGTTGGCTATGATATTAGTGGTGACACTGTTAAATTAAAAGGTGTTAAAGTTGCTGACGATAGGTCAATACTTATGGGTTATGAAACAGGAGAAAGTAGTTCTGCTAATACTAATACTACAACAGGTAATATGAACAATGCAGCAACACCAAGAAAGGTAGAAACATTAACTGTACCTATGGTTTATAGAGATGATAACAACCGTATTAAATATGATGAATTTGTTTTTACAGAAGCTTCTGGAGAAGTTGTTGGTTTTAAAATTAATAAAGTTGGGTATATTAATCTTAATAACGATACTAATTATCATACAAGTATGGCACAGGCAGGGGCAGCTCAAAATTATAGAGGGTTAATATGCTATGAAGATGACGATAATGATATAGAAAGTTACGGAATACACCCTGTAGGTACAAGAACAACAACTACACTCCCATCAGGAGGTAAAGGTTTTATAGGAATTGCTACTAAAACAGTTGCAGACAACGCACAAGTAGAAGTAGCAACAATGGGGCAAATAGATGCTCAACAAAGTGGGCTTACAGCAGGTGAGACATATTTTGCTCAAAGTGATGGTTCACTTAGCACAAGTGCAGATGTTTTAGGTTCAGTAACAGTAGGTAAAGCATTATCTGCAACAAAAATACTAATTCAATAAGGAGTAAACAATGCAAACAATAGTAAGAAACGGAACTAATATTAGTCTTTATTATCTAACCGATAGTAAGACTGTAGATATTACTTCTACAGGAACCACAATCAGTGAAGGTGGTACGCCAGAACTTATTATATCAGATTGTACTACAAGTAATGCAACACTACACACAGGTGTAGATGAACAAGCTACTTGGTGGGGTTGGAAATATAAACATGATGGTTCTTCATGGTCAGCTAATACAGATTTTAAAGGTATGAATAACCTTACATCTGACATTAATGACTCTGTAACAACTATTCCTGTTGTTAATACAAACCCATTTACAGCTTCTGGTACTGTAAAAATAGGTAATGAAAAAATTACTTATACTGGAGTAGATGGTACAAATCTTACAGGTTGCACTAGAGGAGCTGCATCGACAAGTGCTGCAAGTCATACCTCTGGCGATTCTGTAGAACAAATATAATAAGGAGTAATCATGCCTAAAACTACTGCAAGTGTAGTAAATCAAAAAATAGATGACCATGTAGATGCGTGTAGTGCTAGATATGAAGCTATAGACAAACGACTGTATAGAATAGAAGCAATACTTATAGGAGCAAGTGTTTCTGTAATAGGTTTACTACTTAAAATAATTATAGGCTAGAGGGAAGAGATATGCCAAAGAAACCGTTGACAAAAAAAGAAAAGCAAATGAGAGCAGGAGCCTTAGCTAGGCAAAACATGTTTCTTGGTGGTTTAACTCAATCTCAGATAGGAGATATGGTTAAACAGTATCAGGCTAATCAACCTCCTGCGGCTACAACTCCTTCAATAACAGTAGATGTACCTACAACTACACCTACAATTACACCTACAACTACATCTACAACTTTCAGAAAATCACCCATTATATCTTCTACACCTACAACTACACCTACAACTACACCTACAACTACACCAACTACTACTACTACACCTACAACTACTACACCTACAACTACTACACCTACAACTACTACACCAACTACTACTACACCAACTACTACTACACCAACTACTACTACACCTGCAAAAGGCTCAGTAGATATTTTTGATAATAAAATTCAAGATGATATAAAAATTCAACTTGGACAAATAGGACAGGCAGGGACTAGGGAAGGTAAAACTCAAGGAACTGTTGAAGAAATTCTTTCTGCATTTGACCGTGATTTGTATACTGACGAACAGATATATGATCTTTTATCTATTTCTGGGGCAAACACAGAAGGAACATATTTTAATGACGCTTTTAAAAAACTCCAAGGGTCAATGGGTATTGGAGAATCAGGTAGAAATGAATTTGATATTAAAGAAAACGTAACTGGTGGTACAGGAACTGGTACAGGAACTGGTACAGGAACTGGTACAGGAACTGGAGAAACTACTTACGAAAAAGGTTTAAAAGGAAACCAAGCACAACGTTTTGCAAGTTTAGCTGCAGACCAATATCTACGTAGTATACAAGATGATCCTACTTCTTTTGGTTTTACAGACTTTGAAGATGCAAAAGCAAAATTAACTGCTATGTACCCTGGAGGAATTAGTGCAGGTATAACAGATATGTTTATGCAAAAAGGTGAATTTACTCCAGACGATCAGGGTATGTTTGGTAGTTTATCTATAGATGGTCAACAAGTTTTAGGAAAGGATGCGTCAGGAGATAGTGTAAAAACTATAACAGACAATGCAGCAGCAGCAAGTATGCTTTCAAATGTTACAGGTAATCAATTTGGTAGTCTAGATAGAAATCCTAGATGGACAGAAATAAACAGAGTAGATAATGGTGATGGAACCATAACAGTATTTTTTCAAGATCAAAATCCTAATTCTACTTCGTATAATCAAATAATAACTAGAATACAAAAAAAAGGTGATGATTCTTCAGGAGGAGGCACTGGTACTGGTACTAGTACTGGAGGGCAAGGTACAGGGATTGAAGGTGCATACTCAGACGTAATAAACCAAATGGACCAATTTGCAGGTCTTACAGGTAAAGCTCCTACACTAGCTCCAGGTCAAACATATAATCCACAAAATATGGGTGTGCTTTCTGGTGAATTAGAAACTACTGCAGGCATACAGTTAGGAGCAGACCCTGCTGCAGCTACAAGAATAGCAGCTTCTGGAGATTTATCGGCTACTGTACCTACAGCTATGAGTGCAAACACTGTAGAAGGTACAACAAATACGCAAGGAAATATAAATGCTTTAGCTTTATCTGCACAACAAACAAATGCTCTTTCTGATAGTGCTGAAGCTCAAACAGGTGCTATAAATGCTAACGCCACAATAACTAATGAAACACTAGCAGGAATAAAACCTGCGGCAGATAGTATAGAAATTAAAAAAGCTGAACTTACAAAAGAACCTACAAATATGTCTGGGGCTACTTTAAGTGAAGCAATACCAGAAGCTAATCAAGTAACTACAGATTATAATGTGGCTATAAACGAAGCAAAAGGTACAGTGTCTGCAGAGCAATTAGCAACAGCTCAAAAACTACCAGAAAGTGTAGCACAAGCTGAAGCAAAAGTAATGTCTGATTTAAATGCACAGGCACAGATGACTGCTGCTCAAACAAGTAGTGACGAATTTACTAGAACGCAGGCACAAGCACAAGCACAACAAATGTCCGAAGTACCTGTAGAAGCTACTATACAAGGTCAACTAACAAATCTTATGTCACAGTTTGCAGATGGTAAGACACCAGTATATGCTGCTGCTGCAATAAGAAATGCTGAAGCAGTCATGGCTCAAAGAGGTTTATCTGCAAGTTCTATGGCAGGTGCTGCAATTATGCAAGCTGCAATGGAAGCCTCTATACCAATAGCTGCACAAGATGCACAAATGTTTGCACAGATTAACTTAACTAATTTAAACAATAAACAACAAGTAGCTTTAGCAAATGCTGCTGCTGCACAAAACATAGGTTTAGCAAATCTAAATAATAGACAACAGAGTGCTTTACAAAATTCTACTAATGCATTTAATTTACAATCTACTAGTCTATCTCACATGCAACAGGCTACACTAGCTAATGCACAATTAAAATACGCACTGCAAGATAAAGAGTTAAGTTTTGCACAACAAGCTAATTTAGTAAATGCTGCAAGACATGCAGAACTAAACGATATAAATTTAAGTAATGAACAACAAACAAGATTGACAGAATCTGCTGCAAACTTACAAGTAGAATTGTCTAACCTAAGTAATAAACAACAAACAGCTTTAGCTAATACTCAAGTAGAGGCTGCTATTAGAGGTCAAGAACTTACTAATGCACAACAAGCAAAGGTTATAAATGCTGCAAGATTAGCAGAACAAAACAATCTTACATTTACAGAAGAACAGACACGTAATTTAAATGATGCTAAGATTATGGAAAACTTAACATTAACAAACTTAGATGCAGACATGAAAGCTGCACTTACAAATGCTGCTACTTATGCAAGTATGGATATGGCTAACTTAAACAATAGACAACAAGCTGAAGTTTTAAATGCTCAAGCTTTTTTACAATTAGATATGGCTAACCTTACAAATAAACAGCAAGGTGAAGTATTAAAATATCAAGCTAAAACACAATCTTTGTTTACAGATGCTGCAGCAGATAATGCTAGAAAACAGTTTAATGCACAATCTGAAAATCAAGTAGATCAATTTTTTGCTCAATTAGGAGCTACTGTTAGAGATCAAAACCTTAATAGGGTAGCTGCTATGAGACAATTTAATGTAAATGAACAAAATGCTCAAGCAAGGTACAATACGTCTATTGTTGATGCTAGAGATAAATTTAATTCTACAATGCAAGCACAGATTAATCAGTCTAATGCAGCTTGGCGTAGGCAAATAAATACAGTTAATACTGCAACACAAAACGAAGCCAATAGGCAAAATGCACTTAATTTGTTAAATGTAAGTCAAAATGCATTAAACAGAATATGGCAATCATATCGAGATGAGTCTACTTGGTTAAATCAAAAAGGATTAAACAGAGAACAGTTCGCACATGAGTTAGCTAAAATAGGATTAACTGGTGATGTAAATAATCGTTTATTTAACGAAAAAGTAAAAGTAGATGCTTGGAGTAAAATAGGCGGTGGTATTTGGGATTGGGTAAAACAACTTTAGGAAAGTAAAATGGCAGGAAGATTAAGAGATAGTATAGATAGTTTTTTTAAACCTATAAAAAATGTAGTGGTAGACTATGTGGTAGACCCTATAAAAGATGTTGCAGGAGGTATTAAAGATGTAATTACTCTTGATGGAGCTATTGATTTAAATACTTCAGGTAGAATTTTAGGTATAGATGAACTTCAAATGCAAATAAGACAACAATACCCTGATGCTACTGATGAAATGGTAAAACAACTAGCTTTAAGTCAACAGCAGGCTATGTATCAAGCAGATATGGCTAAAAAAGATGAAGGTTTTTTAAGTTCTAGCATAGCTCCTGAAAGCGTAGATGCAAGAATGGTAAGTTTAAATACTAACACTACAACAGCTCCAGGAGCAACTGCTACAGAACTTGTTATAAAAAATTTAACTAATAAAATACTTAATCCAAACGAAAGTATTGCAGATAACATGACAAGACAAAATGAACTTTTTAAATACCAAGATGCAATATCCGTAGACCCTCAAGTAGATACAGAAGGCTATTTAACAATTAAATTAGGAGATTAATAATGCAAACTAGACCAGAAACAATGTCTCCCTCTGCTGTAGGCGGAGAAACTGATATAAGTCAATTAGACCCTCTAGACTATCCTGTTCCTGGGCAATCGTTAACAGATGATCCTAAAAATGCATCATTTGAACAGCCTGCACAAACTTCAGACCCTGCACAAGCTGTAGATGAAATATTAGCTACATTTGAAAGAACTGAAATTAAAGAACAAATGATGAGTGCTATTGCTTCAGGATATCCTGTAGAAGCTATTGTTAATAGTTTAGCTATAGCAGGGGTTGCGGAAGGTAAGTTTAACCCTGATGTAGCAGAGATAATTAAACCTGTAATAGCTTTGTATTTAATTAAAACAGCTTTAGAATTAAAAATACCTGTAGTACCATTTACAGATGAGGTTATGTCTGAGGAAGAATCTGATAGACAGTTAGAAACTGAAACTATGTCTAATATGGAGGTCATAAAACCTGAAAGAGCTAGACATATTAAAGGTAAAAAATTTGTAGATGATTTTACACAAAGGGCAAAAGAAGAAGAAGGTAAGATGATTGCTAGAGAAGAAATAAATAGAAGACAAGAAGAAATGCCTATGGAATCAGATGGTAGTTTTTTAGAAATGGAGGAGGTGTAAAATGGGTTTAGGAGCACTAACTGCTTTAGGAGCAGCTTTTGAAGGTTATAGTAAAGATGAAGATGCAAAGGCAAAAACTGCTTCTGATTTACAACTGCTTTATTTAAAGGCAGAGCAAGATCGTTTAGCAAAAAAAGAAGATAGAGCCTTTACTGCAGGACAAAATAAACTTAATAGAGACTTACAAAGAGAAATAAAACAACAAGAATTAGAATTAGCAGGACTTAAAACTGATAGGGAACTTGCAGAAGGTGAACTTTCTACAGGAATAGCAATAGGTGACAGAGAAATACAAGTACCAAAACCTTCTACTTGGAGAAGTATGTCTACAGAAAAAAGAGATATAGAATTACAAAGATTATTAAGTTATGATCTTACAAAAGATGAAAGAGAACAAGTAAATCAACAATTATCTTCTTTAGATACAGACCCTAATAGAAAAAAATTAGGTTTGGGTAAAGAGGTATTTGGAGAAAATTATTTTAGTGAAATAACAACAGGCTATTTAAAATCTAGAACTTCAACATATCAAGACCCTAATACTGGTGCTACTATAAAACCATCAAGTTATTCATGGATGGGTAATTTAGAAAATTATAAAGAGGAATATAGAGAATATATAACAGCTATTCAAGGTAGAGACCCTAGTATATATAGGCAGGCTAGGAAAAACGGCACATTTGTAATAAATAATAATGGTGATTATTCTTGGGTTACAGATAAAGATGCTCCCACTTATAAAGGAGGCTTAGATTTAAATACAGGTATACAAGCAAGTATAGGACCTAACCTATATGTAAACCCTAAAAGAAATCAACCTAATAATTTTAATAGATTTGAAAATTCTTCATTAAATGAAGACGACATATATTCAAGATCAGAAGTTGTTCCTGCCTTAATGAACTCTATGTTTAAAACAGTAAGTGCTAATAACTTAGATAATGTAAATATTATAAAAGGTGTATTTGATGCTAATTTAACAAGTACTATAGAGGTACCTACATACAACCCTTCTACAGGTGCTGTAGAGTTAGTGCCTGTTAAATCAGGTTTTGATGCTATAACTTTTAGAAATAATATATATCACGCAAACCATGATTCTGCTGCTGAAACAAGAAACAATACCTTTACTGCCTTACCTGAAAAAAACTATAACAATGGTGGCGGAAAGTCTGAAGAAAGTTATAGAGCAGGTTCTGATAGGTTAACACAAATAGAAGATGGTAGAGTAGGTTTGTCTAGGTACTTAAACATATATGCAGATTTAGCCACAGCAGATGGCTTTAATAAGTTTGTAGGTGCAGACAGTTTTTTAGACCCTGAAGGTATTGCAGGTGGAGTAGTAGCTTTATTTAGTAATATTTTTGGTGAAGGTGGTCAGGCACAACAAGTATTAGCTTTAAGAGAAGCCAACAATGGTCTTCTAAAAACACTAGGAACATACGCTGATAAAGATGTAGTAAAAGCAGTGACTGAGGCTAATGAAACTATATTTAGTAAAACAGCTAAAGCTAGTGAAATATTAAATGCATTAAAAGTTATGAATGGTTATGCAGCAGCTTTAATTACTCAAGGCGGAAAATCAGAATCAGCTAGAATATCTGACAAAGATTTACAAGCAGGTATAGATATGACTTCAGGTTCTGCGTTTGCAAAACCTAGAGATAGAATGCAGCTTGCTTATGATTTTTTAAGAAGAAATGCTGTTGAATATGCTTCTTTAAGAGCTGTAGATACTGTTAATGGTTGGAACTATACAGACACATTTCAAACTGCAAAAAGATATTTTAGTGCATATTACAATGCACAGCCTACATATTATCAAAACATGGGTGATGTTATAGAAATACCTACACAAAACCCTTATCAGTATTCTAATTTTATGTTTCTTGTAGATGACAGATTAGCTGTAGAGGCTAGAAAATGGGAAAATATAATATATAAAAATGAATTTAAAGATATATATAAATTAACTAATCCTGTTAAAAATGAAACAAATAATAACAAAGAAGTAAATCAATCTGATCCAACTTTTCCTGATCCTGATGACTTTTTATCTTAACTTAACTTAGGGATTTAAATTATGGCAATACCAATACTATTACCTGCTGCTGCTATTGGTGCAGCAAACCTAATAGATACAACTACTGGAGAAAAAGGTGATGTAGCTTTATGGATGGAAAAGGGAATGGAAGGACCTAAACCTTATAGCCTACGTTTGTATGAAAAACATATGGACAATGTTTTTGCAGACAAGGGAGCTAGTGTGCCCTATACAAAAGAAATAAAATTTTTAAAAGATGTAGATACCTCACTTTTAAGTAATTATGTTCATAATCCTAGTATAAATCAATATTCTGAAAATACTAACTTGTTTCATAATTTTAGAAAAGCTTCTGCTAACATACGTACAGAAGATATGGGCGATGGTAATATAGTTGCTAGTGATCTTGCAGAAAAAGTTGCTATGCAAAAAACAGAATACGATTATGATGGTATGAATGAATATTTAAAATTTTTACAAAATAAAAATGTTATAGACTATCAAAATCAATTAACTAGTAACCCTAATGCTCCTGCATCATGGAGAGAAGAAATAGCTAACAGGATAAAATTTGTACAAGAAAGTAATGATTCTAAATATAGACAAAGTTATATGAATTATGCAGGTAGAAAAATAGAACAAACTGTAGATTTTTTAGGTGATGCTTATTTAGGTTCAGGATTTAAAGCTATAGGAAATTTACCAAATATGGCTAAGGAATTACAGGGACTAGGTTTATTAGGTTCTAGTTATGTTATGGGCGGTGTAGAAAACGTAACAGATTATTTTAATCCTGGAGCAGAACAAAAAAGAGAGTTAACACCTGATACAGAAACTAAAAATGGTTTTACGTATGATCCTGATTCAGACGCAGAATACTTAGAAGTGTTAGCTAAAGAAAAATTTTTAGCAGCCCAAGAGGGTAGAGAAAACATAGATAATCAAATTACTTACAGAAGTAGCCTCATGGGTAGTTATAATGTTCAGTCAGCTACTGATATGCTTAGAGAAATGCTACTCGGTGGACAGCTTCTTTTTGGTAGGGCTATTCTAAAAGGAGAAAGACTAGCTTCTGTTAACCCTACTACACTACCAAACATGATTAGAAATCCTAAAAGTATTTTTGATGTTAATAATCCTAGTCTATTTAACAGTGTATTTGATAAAGATACTGTTGCTGAAATAAGCAATTTAGCAAGCAAAACATATAAACAAAGAATAGTTACACTTAAAGATCAAGGAAACAGAGGTATTAGTGGATGGTTTGCGAATCAATTTAGGTCTTTACCTATTGTAGGTCAAGCTGCTAGGCACGATCATTTATTTAGTTTGGCAGGTGCCTATGGTCCAGAATCACAAAGATTTGCACAAAGATTATATCAGTATGGTAATATAGGGGCTAGTCTTACAGGAACATCTGCATATATGACTCAGTTACTAAGTCCTGAAGACAGTTACATAAATAATGGTTGGTTTACTATTGGTGCAGGTATAATAGGAGGTGTAGCTTCTCCATTTATAGGTCAGTTTGTTCGTGGAGGTTACGATAAATTTTCTGCTGCAGTGCATTTAAATTACAATCCTTTTGTAACAGAAAGAAGTTTAAGAAAAAGAACAGATACTTATTTACAGTTTAATAGAGACATGTCTCCTGAATTACTTGATGAAATAAATTCTAATATAGATGCTCTGCCTGTAAGTGCTATTCCTGCAGGAAGATTTAATGAAAATGGTAACGTAAATAGAGATGCTTATTTACATGCAGAGTGGATAAACGATAGCCCTAGACTTCAATCTCAAGAAATGAAACCAGATGGTACGCCTGTATATAGTTCAAAAGATGAGGCTGCTTATGCTTTAGCACAAAAAGCATATAATAGAAAAATGGATGTTATAGGATTAAACGATGCAAGTGTAAAAAATGTTTCTAAATTTATATCTATGGTACATAGACTTAGAGATAACCCAGAAACAAAACCCTTATATAATAAACTAATGACAGAACAAGATGCTACTATGAGGGATATAGACGCATTAAGAAATACTTTTTTTGAAGAAGATGGAACACTTAAACAAAGGTTTCAAGGAGTAGACGAAAACAAAAATCCAATTATAAATACATCTGATTTACAAGATTTAGAATTATACTTAGATATGTATATGGGTAATACTATGTTAAGTCAATTTACAGATATGATGCAAGAGGCAGCTAACTTAGGTGTATTTGGAACAAAGATAGATGGATTATTTGCCAACGATTATTTACAAATGTTAAGTGTAATGGAACAAAACTTAGCAAAACTGTCTAACATGCATGCAGCAATAGTAAAGACTATGGGTGTTGATGATGCAGGTAACCCAAACACTACAGTCTTAGATGTATTTAAAAAGTTAGAAGATGGTAGAAACTTACAAGATGCAAAATTTCAAGAAAAAGTTGATTTTGTTATTAAAGAATTAGATAGTTTACAAGCAAGAACTGATAACGAAACTAGAGGATTTGTTTTAGATGATTTATATGATCCAGAAAGTAGTATAGGCGGTACTGTAGACTTAAGACAATTACCATCTCTTAATCGTTATGAAAAAGAATACACTTCAATTACTAATAGTTCTAGAGGCACTCGAGAAGCTGATATGGAACTTTTAGGAGATGAAATAATAGAAGTTATTAGAGCTAGGTATGATGATGTTTTCGGTGAAGATGGTACTATGAAAGCTCTATATAACGATGTTAAAAAAGTAAAAAAGCAAGCTAGGGGTCAACCTGAAGGTACTTTCGATATTGATGATTTAAAATTATTTAATTTTGATACAGATAATATGCGTAGAGTAAAGGCAGCTTTCCAAGCAGGAGAAGGAACAGATGCTCCAGACGCACAATTTGTTGTAGACCCTCACTGGCAAGGTTTAAATAGTCTATTTAAAAAAGGAGGAGCTCCTTTAAAACGTACATTTACTCCTAAAGATGGTAATGGTAAACCTATAGGTGAGCCTATTGAAATATATGTAGATGCTAATACTACTATGGATGATTTGTTAAGAGTACGATCTCAGTTTAGAACAATTCAAAAAGAAAATTTAACAAACATACAAGGGCACGATGCAGGAGAAGATGCTATCAATATAACTAAATATTTAGATGATAGAACAAATAAAAAATTACAAAAAGCTAATCAAGAATATATAATTGCTTCTGAAAATTGGAGAGGAGGCATAGGTAAAGATTTTATGGACACTGATGCTAGAGGTTCAGGTGCTTCAGTACAGGATTCTTTTACAATATATGATACAATCATAGATGGTATTTTAGACAATCCTCCTAGATTTGCAAAAAAATTAGAAGTATTTTTTGATTCAAAAGAAGCAGGTGTAGATTATGTTACTAAAGCTTTAGCTCACAGAATACATATGGGTAGGCAATTTAATGAAGATGATTGGTCTAAGATAGAATCTTTTTTTGCTAGTGCAGATCAATTTGAAACTTCTAGTGGACAATTATTAGATGTAAACCCTGTGACTAAGAGCCCTATAATAAGAAAAGATACATTACAGTTTGAAGGAAATGTAAAAAGATTAAAAGATATGTATGGTGCAAGAAGAAATATAGATAAAGAAATAAGTTCAGAAATAGGTTCTTTACGTAGAAGAGTACAATATGATGCCGATGTTGAAAAACAAAATGAAGGTAATTTAGAAATAATTTTTAAAGGTTTAGGTATTGAAAAAGGGTTTAGAGAGCAAGAGACTTTTTTCAATAGTTTAAATAAACGTGGCATAGATGGTATTAAAGAATTAAAAGATTCTTTTTTTGGTGGAGGTTATAGCGGCACTTTAACAGAAGCAGATTTTGATAATGCTATATTATACGTTGCAAAAAAAGAATTAGAAAAACGATTTAAAAATGTTAGTATGACTACAAGGGTAATTCCTAAAGTTAGTAAAATAGGTAAAGAAGGATTAAGTAAAACAGATAGAGGTTGGATACAGCAATTAAATATAGAGGCTGACGGATATCAAAAAGTACTAAATGAAAGTGAAGGAATACTTAAATATTTAGAATCAATATATCCTTCTGTAGAAACTGATACAAGTATGTTAAGTGGTATACAACTTCTTACAAGAAGTGGTATTACTAGCAGAGCAGGTGCTCCTAAAGGAAAGATACGTAATGTACCTTCACCTACTTCATTTTCTACATATCAATCTTATGGTTGGGCTTGGGCTAGAGGTGTAGTAGGAACTAAATGGATTGCTGCACAACTTGGAAGAACACACATTGCAAACCAAAATGCAAAAATGTATGTTCAAGTTCTTACTGATCCAGATGCTGCTACACTTATGTATAAAATAAATAACGGTCAAACGCTAAACAAAATAGAGAAGATTAAATTTAAAAATATAATTGTAAGTATGTTACCTACATTACAGCAAGTGTATGGAGACATGTCAAAAGGCGAAAGAATGTCTAGAGAAAAAGTTTGGGAAAAGAAAATAAATGCCTATGTAGATTTAGCAGCAGAAGGCGGTATACCTAATAGTTTTAAATAAAACCCACAATAGGAGATTGTTGTGATTAAAAACCTACGAGAGTATGCTATCATAGGGGTAGCATT